TATGTCCTGACATAGAACCAGCGGCCGATTCAAAGACTTCTTCAGGAATACCTGATGCTTCATCACAAAGTAAAATAACTTTACCTTGACTATGAACACCAGCTAACGCTTCAGGCTGTTCTTTTCTTGAGGTTCTAGCTGATATAAACGCTTCAGCACTTCTTGATTTTAAAACTACTCTATCACTTTTAACATCAACTAAATCTTGTAATGCTTGTGGCATTTCGCCAATCCATTTCTTTAACTCGGCAAACAAAGCATCAAACAACTGACCACTTGTTGGAGCAGTTACTATAAGTTTACAGTCAAGGTGTGTAAGTAAAGTATGTATTAATATCCAACTTGCAACAGAAGATTTACCAACACCGTGAGCAGAACGAACAGATATTTTTCTTTCACCAGAAACAATAGCTTTCATTAACTCAGACTGCCATTTATCTGGATTAATACCTAAAATGTTTTCACAAAATAAAGTAGGTTCATCTTTGTAAGTTTTAATAAAATCTACAAATGGATTAGGTTGATTCATTTACCATTTTCCTAAAGGACATTTTTGTTGTTTAAATAATGTCTTAGCATTTATAACACATCTGCAATAATTACAAATTGCTCCATAAGTTCCTTCTGATTTAGAATCACAATCGTTACAGATTTTAATTCTTTTCTTCTGTAATTTTCTGCTTATCATTATTTTTTCTTTTTAGATTTTTTCTTTTTAGATTTCTTTTTCCAACCAGATTTCATATCTGCGTATGCTTTTTTTGATATAGTAGTGTTCTTTTTTGACCTACTTTTACCAGCTTTTTTTCTTTTATTAATATTTTCTACTAAACTCATTTTATCACCATTTAACTTTGTTGGCCCAATAGGCGGCCGACATTTTACCTTTAGCTATATTTTTGCCATGCCTTGCTTTAAAAGACTTTGCTCTTTTTGTCATAGTTTTGTCACCAGTTTTACCTTGTTGACCAAAACGAATAGTTTTTATTTTATCACCTTCTTTAGCTACAACAACATGAGATTTTGTTTTATGACCAGGTGTTCTTTTTGGTTTATTATAACCACTAACACCTGCTTTAGTTAATCTTGAATCTTTTTTCTTAACCATTAATTTAACTTCTTTTTATCATATTGAACATGAAAAACATTTTCACCAAATGCACCTATAACTCCCATACAAGATTTTGCTGACTCAGTAAAATCTTTATAACCATGACAATCCCTTGGCGTTTCACAGACACAACATTTTGACTCGTATTCAAAACAAATTACTTGAGAACAAGCATCAATCATTAATTCTATATAATCAGCTTCAGTAATCTTAATAAAATCATCAAAATCAATAGATTTTTTTATGTCAGTCATAGCGTTTACATTATACACCATTATTTCTTTCCCATATAATATTACTTATTTCTTTGTTTAATCTGATTAACTGACTATCAGTTAATTTAACTTTTATACAATTTCTATTACTATTACTTATTATTAAGTATTCTTTGTTTATACTTACACAATCATAATTATTATTTTCTGCCAAATTCAAGATATATTTTCTTCTTTCTTCTTTATTAAAACTATAGTTTCTAAAAACTTGTTCTTCATCTGCTGTAATACCAACAGATTCTAATAATTCTTTATTAGTTTTGTTCATCTTCAGGCGCACCAAACATATTTACAATTAAGTTATCTGCAATTTTTTGCAATTCCTCCTCTGATAAATGTTTATTTTTTTCTTTAATTAAATCATCAAATTCAAGAGTTAATATACCTTTTTCGCCATTTATATCTACTATCTCAAATTCTTCATCTTCAACATTATCTGCATCAATATTATAATTGCTTTGCTTTTTCTTGGAGTCTGACATCTTCTAATATCCTTATGTTATGTTTTGCTTCTTTTATTAATCGACCAAGTATAATTGGTGACCTTAATCTACCAATATGACCATTTGGGCTTTCTAAATTAATTATTTGATTATTAAATTTTTCTAATACCATTAATTGTTTTATTAATGATTCTCTTTCATACTCTAGTTTTATTCTTTTTCTTCTTTCAGAATTTATTTTTGAGTTTAAAATAAGTTTAGTAACCATTAAAGTTTTCCTTTTAAAAAACTATCTATAAATTCTCTTTCATCTGTATCATCATTTTGAATTACATAACTGTCAGTTCTTGTGGTTTTAGGTGATGCTTTAGTATGTTCTCGTCTGCGAATCTTCACCAGTGGTCTTCTTTCGGCTTCTTTTTTTTGTAAAACTACACTTTCTTGAGTTGTAAATCGAAAACCACACTTTAAACACTCTCGTCTGCGTCTTATAGAATCGTCTGCTTTTCTGCTTTCTAGCACTTTGTTTTTATTGCTGTTACATTTACTACAATTCATTTTAAAAAGGTATCTCATCATCAAAAGGTGTAAAATATTTTTTAGTTTCTTCATTCCCTATAACTTTTATATTACGGCCTTCTATTTGAACGGAATCAAACTTTTCTACTCTTGCTTTTCTAAATATTTCCTTGCATTTATTTACATCATGTAAGGTTTGAAGTATTTCAGCTATTTCTTTTGTTGAATAAACAATAGCGCCGTCAAGTTTTTCAAATAGAATATCTTTATCAGCCTCGTTTTTTACTATTAAAAATTCTTTTTTACTTTCTGAAATAGCTGTCCAATATTCTCCTGTTGGTGGTGTATGACCAGCTAAACGAACAGCTTTATCTATAGCTAACCAACCTTTTTTCATGTTGTTACACATCTTAACAACAATCTCTGCTTCTACATCATTACTAATAACTTTATTAAATTTATCTTTTGCTCTTTGAAATTTCTTTTTTATTTCATGGTCTGCAAGTTGTTCAAGAGTACCAGAACCCCATATCTTTTCCATTTCAATAGCTATTTCATCAACACCTTTGATATAAGTTTCTTTAACTTTATTATTCCATTTATTTTCTTTACTTAGTTTAACCATATCTTTTCATTCCAAACGCCAATTATGTCTTTGTTTTGTAATCCTAATATACTTCTCTTTAATATCTGATTCTTTTGACTTGTACTCTTTTCAGTCAACTGAGGAAGTACAGAAAACTCTATATGACTTAGTGTTATGTATTTCTTTTCACCGACATCTGCATTTATCCAACTTTCTTTTGCTATATCTGAATCCATTACATTGACAATAGTATCATAAATAAGTTTTTGATTCGCACCTAGTTTTGGTATAAACGGTCTATGAACCTCAGATATATCTTCTCTAACCTTTTCTAAAGTAACAGAAGTTTCACCTATTAATGCCCTAGACTCAACTTCAAGAGCAATATCCTCTAAAGACTCAGCGTCTTTTTGTTTTTGAACCTCTAAATGAACATTAGGTTTTGAATATTTACAGAAAATTGAAGTATCAACACCACCTAGCAAAGCACTTGAACCTCTTAGACCAGCAGTTTCACTTTTACCTGAATGGTGAATAACTAATACAGCACAATTAATATTTTCTCTTATATAATCACATGAACTAATAAAAGCACCCATATCACTTGCACTATTCTCATCAGAACCTGCATTAGATAAGGCTCTTGCTACAGTATCTATAACAACAAGTTTAAAATCTTTTCCTATGTGATTGATTGTTTTAACTAATTTATCAAGTTCATCTTGGTCTAAAAAGTTTACAGTTTGTGCAAGTAAATGAAAGTTTGGTGTTGTTTCAGGTTTGTTTTTCATTAACCATGCTTTAATTCTTTTCTTTAAACCACCTACACCCTCACTTGCTACATATAAAGTTTTACCCTCTACTGCTGATAGACCTTGCCAATCTCTACTTGAAGCTATTGATAGGCTCATATCTAAAGCACAAAATGTTTTGTAACTAGCTGGTTGACCATAAATAACAGCAAGTCCATTTTCTGGTATTAAATTTTCAATTAAAAACTTTTGATTTTTTAATGCAAGAATATCACCAATAGCCATGGTAGGAAAAACATTAACATCATCTTTATTGTAAGGTTCAGCACTTAATATAAGCTGTTCTAAATTACCGCCTTGTTCAATAAAATCTGATATATCTTGTTTTTCAGCGACTTTTCCCTCTAACTTAACAATATGAACGCTCTCAGAAGCCGTTAGAATGGAATTTGCAACCTTCTCTATATGTAAGTACCCCGCAGAATCGTTGTCTGGGATTAAAATTACTCGTCTATCTTTAAACCATTTACTTAAAGAATCATGCCAGTTTTTACTACCGCCACTATTAGTTGTAGCAAGAAAACCTAAAGACATTAATCTATCAGCATCTTTTTCGCCTTCAACAATAAATATTGTTTTATCTTTTTGTTCTAATATTTGAGGTAAATTATAAGGTAAAGGTTCAATATCTTTTAAGCCCCAATGCCATTGATTGTCTTTAAAATGTCTTTGTCTAAAATCTTTAGGTTGATAACGAACAACCTGGTATCTAACTTCGTTTAATTCATTTCTATAATTATATTCAGCAACAACTTTTCTTTCTTTAGTTTTTATTGTGTGTTTTTCTGTAATTTTATCACCAATATCAAATTCATTATAAAGATAATTAGACAGTTCTTTACCTGAAAGGCCTTTGTTTTTTATAATTAAATCAATTAAACCACCACCTTCATTTTCTTCAAAATCAAAATAAGTTGCGTTTTCTAAATCTATTGCTTTACTTAATCTTTTGCCAAATCTCCATTCGTTGTCATTTTTTAAAGTAGGTTCGCCCCAAAATTCTTGACCTAAAGATTTGATTGCTTCTATATATTTTTTATCCAAGAAAAACCCCTATAAAAAATGCGATAATTAAATTGCTTGTCATTATTAAAAATAAAAATTCATCAAAACTCATGGCTCAATCCAATCTAAAGTTGTTTCGTTATTATCCCAACTTTTACCTCGCCATACAAACCAAGCATAAGCTGTAGTACCACTACGACCTTTAGGTATTTCTTCACCATTTCTCCATAAAGTTTGTCTTTTAGAAAAAACATATATGTTGCTAGGTTTGTTTTCTTTATACCAATGGTATCTTTTTTGACCTTCTAAAAAATTTAATCTTAAAAATAAAGCTAGTTTACCACCTGATTGAGCAGTTAAATTATAACCAAGTTTCATAAAATCAGTTGCGTATTTAAAAGGTGGGTTAGTTATAATATTTCTAGGCATATCATCTTGATAAGAACATTTTAAAAAATCAGCAACAGAACTAAAGTTTTTATAACCATGATTGACAATATCAGTTGATAAAACTGAATAACCAGCATCAAACAATACATCACTTATATCACCTTTGCCACAAGCTGGTTCCCATATATCACCTGAAAACTTCTGCCTTTCTAAAAGCTGTTCAACACATCTTTTAGGTGTAGGGTATAAATCGTATTCTGCTCTACTACCTGTTTTTAAAATTGTATTAGACTTGGATTGTAATTTCGGCATTTAAGTTCCTTCTACACATAACTATTTCGTTATCTCCTTCAAACAAAAAGTTTCCAAAAGAGATATATAAAACAAAAAACAAATTAACCATTATTTCAGACTTTTCATGTTTCAGCATACAAAGGGGTGATGGAAAGAGCAGACAAGTGGGGAGAATGATTAACTATTATTAACAGTTATTATCCACTCTTTCCATTAACAAGCACCCAATAGTATGCTTGTTAATTAAAAATCTTCGTCAAATTCTTCAGTAAGAGCATCTATTTCATTTGGCATAGGTGATTTTACTTCTTCTGACTTAGATTCAAAGTCAATTACTTGCTTTGACTCTGTGTTACTTTCGGCTATTTTCAATTCTTCAGGTCTTTCTTTCCAATCAACAATCTTCATATTAGGTATAAATACTTTAGCTTTACCCCATTTAATTGGTCCTTCAAGGCCATCAAAGTGAACTACTGGTATTTTCTCCTTTTCATTTGCTTCTAAGTAACTGTCATGTAGCTTATCAACTGCATTAATAATACTACCTGCACTAGAGCCAAATGTTACTACACCAAGATTCTTATTGTAAATCTTGACAACAAAGTATTCTTTATGAGTTTCAGTTGGTTTATTTGGTGGTTGATTCGTACCTAATGGTACAGTAACTATGCTTGGTGGTGACTCATTAAAGTCTGCCCAACCTACTTCCATAGCCTCAAAATCGACAAGAACTTTAAAATCTTTTTTATATTCTTCGTTCTCTCTAATTTCATTTTCTCTGTCATAATAACTATGAGTATAAACACCGTCTTTGGCGTTATAACCAAGTCTATCATAAATCTTATTTGTTGAACTTCCGTCACTTGTTGTTAATCCTAATGCCATTATAAATCTCCTTCTAAGTTAATGGGTTTGTTAATTAATATAGTTTCTTCTGCGTCTAATGGTGGTAATGTTTCTTTGTATGCCCAATAAGGTATATCTAAAGTAACAATTTCGTTTGGGTAATCATCATATATTCCGTTTACTTCAGCATCTTTATATTCAACCAATGCTTTCTTCATACACGCTATACCTTCATCTAAAAAAGACTTAGGTAGTTCGTAAATACAACACGCAAAAGGTGGTTCTTTTTCTACAAACAAAAATAAAAATCTTGTTATCTTTTTGCCTGTAGCTAAAGACCAAACATGGCGATAAAATGCTTCTTGTATATGATAACCATATCTTGATATAGAACG